GAAACTTCACCTGCCCAATCAAACGCTCTACCAACTAAATCAAATGGTGGTATTTTCAAAAGTGTTAAAATCAGTACCCACCAAGCTTCAGATTGTCCGTTGAATATAAATCCAATTGATAATACTAATAGATACCATCCAATATATTGTTGTAAGTGCTTTTTCATTTATTTTTTCCTTTTATTAAACATTCTACACAAATTGAATCCAATTGTAATCCAACAGGAATATCCTTCCCACAGGTTTTACATTTAGGTTTCCACTCTTTTTTCATTATTCACTTTTTAAGTTTATTTGAACCCATTCGAGTTCTTGTGTTTCTCTATTTAATGATAAAAGATAGTGGTTTCCATCCTCATCTACTTTTCTGTATAAATCTTCCATTAACCTCTCATTGTTTTTATGTACTCTTCTTTGAATAAACTTTCATACCAATTCACAATTTTTGATTTGATATTTGAAATTCCATTGAATATTTTTCCTAAGTAGATATCACTTATTCCTTCTGGTGTTAAATTATCCATTGGGCTTGGAATCATATCTTCCCATCCATTTTCTTTCAACCATCTCCAATCCACTTCTCCATATGTTGATTCATCAATTTCAATTTCTTCACCATCAACCGAAGTTATAGTATAGATATTTTCTTCAATTGGTAAATGTCTGTGTTCTAATATATAGGATTTGAATCTATATTCTGCTGCTCTAGCATTGGTTCTACTCTCCCAACCTAAGTAAGTATTCCAAACCATACTCACAATTAGTAAAGGTACAGCGAATCTCGTTGTAAACTTATCCCAAAATACTTTGAACTTTTTTATCATTATTTTAATAACCAAGATGAAGATTGGATTTTAACTCCCAATCCATCCATTAATTGAATACCATTTTCTCTACAAACCTCAGCTTCTGGAATTGTATCGTTATTTTGGTCTCCACCATTAGCAAATGCTAAATCATATACTTCACTAAACATTTCTGAGAATTGTTTAAGAGTTTCACATTGAGTTTTATCAGTATCTTGAGAAATCAGAGCGTAATCTACATATCTAATAGCTTTTACGATTTGTAATCTCTCATCCTCATCCATAAAATACTCAGAACCTTTCAGTTCTCTTTGTTTATCTGAATTTACAATCACCCAAAGTTTATCAGCATTTTGTTTAGCTAACTCAAATAACTCTAAGTGTCCTTTGTGAATTGGGTTAAAGTACCCACTAACTATAATTGCTTTCTTTTTTGCTTCCATATTAGTATTTTTTTGTTTTATCTGAAATATCCCACATTCTTCTAGCTAACATAAGTTCTCTTTTCAAATCTGAAATCTCTTTTCGTTTCAGAAACCAGTCATTTCTGAGATTATCAATCTCTTCTTGTTTCTTATTGAGAATTTCTCTCAACTTTTTATTTGTTTTGAACCATTTTATCATTATAGTAAATGTGGTTTAGCTTCATTCTGTCCTGCGTTAGTTACAATTACATATTCTGGATAAAAAAATCTTAATTCTTCAGCTCCAGCATAAGATAGTGCTGATTTTACTCCATCCAATAATCCATTTACAATGAATTTTACTCCACCTTTGTATGGAATTGTTGTAGATTCTCCTTCAACATTTCTTTCTTGCTGTCCGTGAGTTACTTTGGTTTCCAATGATGCTGAACCTCTATATCTTTTATATAATCCTTTTGGGGTTTCCAATATTTTACCAGGAGATTCATCGGTTCCAGCTAATAGTGAACCCAACATCACAGTTTCAGCTCCAATTGCTAGAGCTTTACTCATATCACCACTACTTCTAATACCTCCATCAGCCATAACTGGTACTCCACTCACTTTCAAAACTTCTTCTAATGAAGTTACATTTGGAACACCAAATCCAGTTTTCATTCTCGTTGTACAAAGTGAACCACCACCAATACCAACTCTCAAACCATCAGCTCCATAAGCTAATAAGGTTTCAGCAGCTGATTGTGTAGCTATATTTCCAGCTATGATATCTACCATTACCAAATCATCTTGTGTTTTACACCAATGAATCATATCAATAACATTTTGGTGGTCTCCATGAGCTACATCGATTAGTAGAACATTAGCCCCAGCTTCAACCAATGCTTTTGCTCTTTTCTTATCCTCTTCTTGAACTCCGATAGCAGCCATAATTGGAACGTGAGGAATTTCACCATGCCAATCATCATACATAACTCCCCAAGCTTCCGCTATTGAAGGTTCATTTACTCTTTCGTGATGAATAGCTGTATATAATTCTTTTACAATATCACATTGGTGAGTAATACTCATAAATCTATGAATACAACCAACTCCTCCTAATTGTGCCATTTTTAATGCCATATCAAACTCACAAACTGTATCCATTGGTGAAGCTACGATAGGATTTAATAATCCATATCTTCTACTCAACTTTGTACGAAGATTGATATTTGTTCTTGATTTGATATTCGAAAATGCTGGAACCAGCTGAATATCATCATACGTCAATGCGTAATTCATAACTCTTTTCCTTTTTATAATTTAAATACTATTTTATCCTCCAACAATTGTGGAGCGTTCATTGTTTTCTCATAAACATACACTCTATGTGAACGAGCTCTTTCTTTAAACTCCCTTTGAGCGTATTGTTTAGCTAAAACCAAACTATCACAAACTCCTACGGGGTAGAAGTCTTGTTTATTAAATGCTATTACTATGTAAATTTTCATTTTACTTGATTTTTAAACCATTTTATCAAAATACTAGCAGTTTTATAATTTGTTGCTAGTGGTACATTGTGTACATCACACAATCTCATCAACATATTGATATCCACATCGTGAGGGTGTTTTCCCAATGGGTCTCTTAAAAAGATAACTCCAGTTATTTCACCTGTACTCACCATTGCTGCAATTTGTGCATCTCCACCAAGTGGACCTGATAAAAGTTTTTGAACTTTAGTAATTCCAGCGTGTTCACAATGAGCACCAGTTGTTCCAGTGGTTACAATATCTACATCTTCTCTATTGAAAAAATCCAATCTTTTGGTTACAAAAGCAACCATATCAGCTTTTTTATTATCATGAGCTACTAACGCAAACTTCATTTGTGAAAAATCATATTTAATTTTGTTCATCTACTACTATATTTGTACTAATATACGAAAAATATTTCACTTATCCAAATCTTTATACTCCGAATATCGTAAATATCCTGATAAAAGTCCTCCAAATATTATAATTATTATAAATCCTATATCTTCCATTATATTGTTCCCGAATCTACGTTTATATTTTGGAAGATATAGTGGAAGATATAGGATTTATAATAATTATAATATTTGGAGGACTTTTATCAGGATATTTCACTTATCCAAATCTTTATACTCCGAATATCGTAAATATCCTGATAAAAGTCCTCCA